CATTACAAGCAAGACCATATTGTCCGTCTCCGCTCAATTGAACGCTATTAAAAGCAGAAACCGGTGGAGAACCATAAGAGTTTGCTCCAGTTGCCGATGCTGATGCTGGTTTTTGAGGTTCGCTCCACCATACAAAATCAGTAGCAGTGCTGTATGCGAATGTATTGTTTATTACCGAACAACCGAAAGATACTTGAGATGGGTTAGTAGTGAATGCTGGGTTAAAAGTAGCAAATTGAAGGTCAAATGTATAAGGTGTCCTTCCATATAGTAGCGACGATTGTAGAGGATTAGCAAGACCAGCACCTAACAAATAATTAACATAATAGGTGATTAACGCTGTCGTCCAAGTAGTATTCGCAATAGTATTATCGTTTGAAAACTGCGGTATGGTATAGTCAGCGAAAGAAGTAATAGTAAAATTATTTTGACCGCTCCAACTATTATTTGTTGTTAATATATTAGAACCACCAGCGGTTATTGCTTGTTGAACCCAAGCAGTAGTAGGCATTTTTGTAGAACTATCATTTGCCGCTGGTAGAACACCAGCAGAAGTAGGTAAGGCAGCATTGTTAAATGTAGCAGACCCTAAAACTTGAATATTTTGTAATGTTTCGCTTCCTTGAGCGGTAGGAAATCGTAAATAATTAGCGTTAAGATAAGCAATATCAATGGTAGGGTCTGCTCCTTGACCGAAAGCATCATTGTTGAATACTGGAGGCGTATTAGGATTAGGAGGATTTGATGACGACATATATACATTACTTTAGATAATTTTTAAAATATTATACTTCTAAAGTTTAAGGATATATTTTTAATTTATCATCAATATACCACCACCATTATATAGAGAGTTCGCTGGACCGCCACCACTCGTAGGCAGACCATAGAGGTAAATATATCCGCTTACAACTTCTAATGTAATACTCCCATTAGAAGAATATACCGAAATATTTTGATTTGCTTGTAATGAAGCATTACTCGCAGTTGAGTTTATTAGTATAGCATTAGCAGAATTAATATTAATTCCATTACCATTATTAATAGTAAAAGTTCCAGTCCCATTCATATTCGTATCATAACTACTATTTATATCTATCGCACCGCTATTATTAGAAGAAATAGTTAATGTTCCACTAACAGAAGACATACCACTAACATTAGTTAAACCTAATCCACCACCATCATTACTATATGATAAGGTTTGAGTTAATCCGTATGGAGCAATAGGGTAAGGAGGGTAAAAAACACCATTAATACTATAAACATCTAAATTATTAACACCAGTAATATTTTGATTACTTGCTCCATTTCCTACTGCTAAAACTGATGCTAATGCTGGTGTTGCTGGTGGATAAGAACTACCATTAATAGTTTGTAAATCAACATTAACTAATCCAGTAATACTTTGACTATTCGCATTACTTCCAGCACCCAAAACAGCATTTAAATCTGGTGTTCCACCATAAGGATAATATTGTTGTCCGTTAATACTAAATAAATCAGTAATAACACCAGCATTAGAACCATTATTAAACGCTAATGAATTATTAGATAAAGTTGTTGTTCCACCTGCTATTTGAATATTATTAAGATTTGTAATAGGTTGATTATTAGCATTTTGTCCTACTGCTAATACTTGGTCTATATTAGGAACACCACCACCACCAGCAATAATACTCGCCCAAGTAGCATTACCACCACCAGCAATAGAAATATTTGAAGCAGTAATAGCGGTAGTTTGAGGTATTGTTGTATCTTCTAATACTAATGTAGTGTCTTTTATTTTTAAAGCAGTTGCGTCTAATGTTTCCATTACAAAAGGTAGTGTATCACCTATCCAAGCAATTCCAAAATGAGTTCCGCCAGTTCCATCTTCGGCACTCGTATTTATTACTCTTGTAGGAGCAGTATCGGCATTTTGAATAGAAATTGTATCATTTACTACCAATAAAGAAGCGTTTAAACCATTAGGAGCGATTGCTGATAATGCCGCCACTCTTGTAGAAATATCGTCCCAACTTGTAGAAGTAATAGTTGTCCCACTATCATAGGATATTCCAACAGAGTTTAATGATATTCCATTAGGGGTAGTCAATACATCTTGTAAAATACTAATTCCATTCGCACCGCTTCCGTAGGTATTATCACCAGCATTTAAAGTAGCAATCATAGGAGCGTCCATATAGGTTTCTGGTTGTATAGACATTATATAATATACATTTATAAAATAAATTAGATTTCTAAATGATTAAGTTTTGATTATATACCTCATTAAATAATTAGGAACATTTCCAGTAATAGCAGTAGGAGTAGCAGTTCCAATAGTAGTATTAAAAGCATTAACTATATTAGTTCCATTACGAGTTCCAGCAGTGGTGACTGGCGTCCAAACATTAACACTTCCGTCGCCTGATGCTTGACCCTTATAATAAGTCCAACCACTAATACCTCCAGTAGTATTAAAAGCAACATACGGATTAGCACCACCTAAATCGGTAGATGATATTGTTGCCGCTGTAATATTATTATTACTAATGGTAAAAAGACCACTTTCAGTAGCACCGACGGATTGAGTAGCACCTTTTATAAAATTATTTACCAAATTAGGAACATTAAAAAAAGCACCAGTTCCGCCATAAGTATATCCCAATAAAGCAAATAACGCTGGATAAGAAGTTGTAGAAAATTGAGTGCTGTCGCATAGTAAATACCCAGTAGGAACTGAATTACCAGCATAAGCAATAATAGTCCCAGTTAAAACGCTTGATGCTGATGTTCCGCTACTAACTTGATTGAAAGCATCATTATTAAACACTGGTGGTGTATTAGGATTAGGAGGAGGAGATGACGACATATATATTTAGGTTTAGATAATTTTTAAAATATTATATCTATTATATATAACGATGCCTAAAAGTAATAAACCTACTGGTGAATTAATAAACTGGTATGAGAAAATACCCAAGAAGTTTCTTTTAGACCAGCATAATCCTCATTACGACATACATCATATAAAACTACCATTTAGAATGCTTATCACTGGAGCGTCTGGTAGTGGTAAGACCCAAACATTATTGTCTATCATTTACAATATGCCGAATACATTTGAGAACATATTTATTACAACCAAAAATAAAGATGAACCGCTCTATAACTATATTGACGACAAGTATGGTAAGAAAGGCGTTAAAATTACTGAAATTGATAAAGATGGATTACCAGATTTAGACAAGTTAGATAAGACCCAACAGAACCTAATAATCTTTGATGATTTAGTAGGTGAGAAAAACCAAAAACCTATGGAGCAATACTTTTTGAGAGCAAGAAAGAAAAACGCCTCTATGATTTATATTACCCAGTCCTACTATGCTGTCCCTAAAATGATTAGAAATAATTTGTCGTATTTAATAGTAAAACAGATTGCCTCAATGAAGAACCTAACAATGATAGGCAGAGAATACGATTTAGGTATTGATAAGAAGGAACTGATAGAGATGTATAAATACGCCACCAAAGAGAAGAGTGATTTTTTATTGATAGACCTTGAGGGAGAACCAAATGAGAGGTTTAGAAAGAACCTCAATGAAGTATTTGATATAGGAGAAGATAGTGAAGACGAATAAATTATTTTTAAAATAATAGTATTTTTATAAAAATAATCTCCAAGTAGTATATATAAAATGGCGAATATGTTATTACGAAACTTTAGAAATCCCAGTGATTACGAAAAGGCAAAGATGACCCAAGACCAACTATTAGCAGTTGCTATTAGTAATGACGCTAATACAGCAAGAGCAAGAAAAGCATATAAGTTAGGTCAAGTCCCAGTCCCTACTGAAATGGAAAGTGCCGACAATGATGAACTAATGATGGATAAGAGTAAAGTATATAATGAAGCATTAAGCAATGTAAAATCTTTAGGTTTTAAAGGAACTCAAGCGTCCAGTATTGTCGCCCAAATGGACGATGATGATACTATGTTTAAAATGAACCAGACATTTCCAGCAATCTATAAAGATATTACCAGTAGGTTTGATAAGAGATTACTTACTCCAGAGTTTTTTCTTAACTATTTAACTCAATACCTAAATAATTTAGACGCTTCTAAAGGTCTCACCGCTAATATGTTAGGACGAGCATACAATCAATTTGTAGATACTGGTGCTGATTTAAGACGATTAATGCCTTCTCAAGACGATATTAGAGCGTTAGTTGATGATGTTGCCTCAAGAGCATTTACAGAAGGACAGAGACGATATTTAATCCCTATCATTGAAAGGTTAAATGATTTAGAAAACTCATTACCCAATGACGAAGAGTATGATATATTTGAAAGTATGTCGCAAACCAATTCTGCTGAAGCATTCCGTATCGCCCAGCAAATACAAAATGAAACGAGGTCATTACCTACAAGGAAAGATTTTGTTGAATTGATGGAAGAAATACAGAGTGGAAGATTACCTAATGAAGAAATAGTAAGGAAGTTAAATGATTTTGTTTCTGGTGTTTCCGCAAAAGATACTGATGCCCTAAATAATATATTAGCAATTCTTACCCCTCAAGAACTACCGCAAATATATCAAAAAGAGGTTTCGTCTCCTATAGGGCGTTTAGGAAGTTTAGGAGGAAGAGTATTTAGACTTACCGAAGATGGTCCAAGAGAAATTACGAGTGCCTATATTAAAGAACTGAAAACATCACCATCAATTAAGAGAATGAGTGGTGGTATTGATTTTGTAAATCTGGGTGTAAGAAAAATATACAAATACTTTGAAGACGAAGAGGATTTATTAACTATGAAACAACCATCGTCATCTGCTACTCAATCGTCAATGGTTAATGCTCCCTCATCTCAAGGTGGAATATCCTTTAAAATAGAAGAACGAGAAGAACAAAGTAAAGGTAATGTTGAAGGTGATTTAGAAGAAGAAGAAAATGTAAATGCTGGTGCTACTGGTAATAAAGATGGTTTAGGTATTAGAAAGACAAAAATGAAAGTAATTAAAATAGGAAAAGGCATTGCCGTAGAGCAACAACCTAAATACAGAGAGTTAGGTAAATATGCTATTCATTACGGACAACTTGTTAATAATGATATTCTCAATGTTAAGTATAAAAGTTTAGGGGGAATACCTCAATTTAAACCAGTGGCGATTAGTGATGTCTTTAAGGATTTCCTAATTGACCTACTGGATACTGGAAAAGTAAATAACCGAACATACGAACAAGTGCCTATGGAAGAGCGAAAATTGTTTGAGCGTATTGCTACTGGTGCTGGTATTATTCATAACCTAAAAATCAAGAAGACCATTACTAATCAAGATGCCGAAGATAATAAACGATTTGAATTACTTAAGGGAGAATACCTCGCTGGTAATAACTCTAACGCCGTATTGAAAGAGTTGAGACGATTTGTTATTAAGTTTATGAATGAAGGTAAAATTACGAAAAACTCTGGAATGACCTTATTGATGGAATTAGCAGTTTAGGCAAACTTTTAAATAATTTTATCTGTTTCTATTATAAATGAGAAACTTTATTTTGAACTCCTCTAACATAGTGCCGAATACGAATAACTCTAAATTGGTATATCAGTTTAGCGGTGGTGGTATTACCATTAAGAAGGGACAAAAAGTCGCATTAGCATCAGTCCAGATGTATTACTCAACCTTCAATATTACTGCCGCTCAAGGTAATAATGTATTTAATTATGTTTGGTTTGATGGAACTACTAATGTCGTCACCATTCCAGATGGGTTTTATGACGCAGATGGTCTCAATAATTATTTAAGATTTACTATGTTGGCGAATAAACATTATCTTACTACAATCGCTACTGGTGAGATTGTCTATTTTTTAGCAATATCTACAAACGCTACTTATTACTCTATTCAGTTGGATTGTTTTATAATGAATACTACCTTGTTTCCAGCGGCGACCTATGCTCTTCCAGCAGGAGCAACTTGGGTAGTCCCTACTGGTGCTGCCTCGCCTTGTCCTATGTTTCAAATACTTAACAATGCTTTTACATCAATAATCGGTTTTGCTGTAGGTTTTTATCCTCAAGGTAATCCTCAACCACCTAATCCTCCAGCGGTAGTGCCTTATGGAACTACTACTTATGGTGCTGCTCCTACCTACATTCAATCACCAGCATATACTACTAATCAAGCATTCATTTCAAAAGATAGTGGTTTAGTGCCTCAAATAACGCCATTGTCTTCCTACATTCTTACTTGTAATTTAGTAAATAATACCTTTGCTGTCCCTAATAACTTGTTGTATTCATTTGCCCCAGTAGGAGCATTCGGTAGTCAATTTACTATAGCACCTAATCAATATGTTTTTATTGATGCGAACGATGGTTTATTTACTGCTTTTGAATTACGATTTACCGACCAGAATAATTTTCCAGTTGCTATTCAAGACCCTAACTATGTTATTATGATTATTATTGCTGATAAAAATGAAGGTGGTTTTAGTTAAAGTTTTTTTATATTACCTAATATATATATGTATATTCATAAGTTAGGCAAGACTACCAGTGGTTTAGGCGGAAGAATGACTATGTCTAAAGGAAAAACGATGAGAGGAACAACTAATACCATTGCGAGACATCATAAACGAACTATGGGAACTACTTTGAAACCAGAGATTTTTGAGGGAGGCAGAGTTGTTAGAGGAAGTGAGACTTTAAGACAAATGAAAGTTTCGCAAACAAGAATGCCTAAAAAATATGTCGCCTTTGAGTAAATTATTTAGGCGGTTTTATAATTTTATTATCTTTAATAATATTATAATGGATAATCTCGTCTTTGAAGAAAGCATTAATAGCGAACTCTCCCAGAGTGAGTTTGTTGATAAGCAATGGTTATATATTAACGACAACAATAACGGCAGTTATTCTTCCCAGATTATTTTGGATACTACGCCCTTGTCTAACGCTGGTGGTTATATTAATTGGAGTGAGGCGTTTATCGCAATCCCTTTAGTGCTTCAGTTGGAAAGTGCCGCCATTGCCGCATCAACTACAAACGCCGACTTTGTTTTAGGAATGAAGAACGGATACTTTCAAATCTTACACTCTCTTACTTGCGATTTCAATAATGGAAACATTATTCAGCAAGTCCCTTTCTTGAATGTCTTTAGCAGTTTTAAATGCCTAACCTCTTGGAGTGATGGTGATGTTAAAAATTGGGGGTCTGTATGCGGTTTTGCCCCAGATAGTAGTCGCTCTTGGATTTACAACTCTGTTGCTGGTAATACGACCGTTTGGTCTGCTGGTGCTGGAACTGGTCTATGTAATAACAGACTTGCTCCAGTTGTCCCTATTATTACCCCAGGGACGACTGCTGGTGCCGCTAATCAGTCTTACATCTCCTCTACTGCTGGTCTTGATTCCGCCGATTATAGAGGACAATCTAACGCTGGTCTGCTTAAGCGTATTCAATACCTTAACTATGGTCTTGACCCTAATGGTGCTGGAACTTTTAATAACGGACAAGTCAATCTTTTAGGAGGAACGACAATGACCGCCCAGACATTTATGTCCTATGTTAATACTGGAACTGCTAATACCAGAGCAGTTATTTTTGACGCTATTGTCCGTCTTAAAGATGTTGCCGACTTTTTCCAGAAATGCCCTCTATTGAAGGGTGCTACTATGAGAATTGCTTTGAATACTAATCAGTGCTTCTTTCCTTTTAAGGCGGCAAATCTCGCCTATACTGCTACTTCTGGTGTCCCTTCAATTGCTCCCTCTTTGCTTTTGACTGCTTCTCCTACTATCTTGGGTGGTGGTGGAACTAACCCTATTATGATTTCTCAAAGCGACGCAGGACAGGGTTTAGAAGGTCTTGCTCCTACTGCCGCTACTACGCAAACCGCTATTACTGGTAAGGCATCATTGTCTATCGTTAGGTCTCAATTCGTCGGTGGAAACTTTATGACTGCTACAATTGCCGCTCCTATTACATCGGTTAGATTGTATGCTCCTTGCTACACTATGTCTCCTATTGCCGAGCAAAGATACTTGTCTCTTACTCCTACAAAGAAGGTTGTATATAATGATATTTTCCAGTATCAGTTTAACGATGTCCCAGCATCTAATTTTAATTTGTTGGTGTCTAACGGCATTACAAATGTTAGAGGTGTTGTTGTAGTCCCTTTCCTCAATCAGTCATCTAACGGCGTAGATGGTGCTGGTAATTGGGCGACTGCCTCTATTACGGATACTCTTCTATCTCCCTTTGCTTCTTCAGGTGGAACACCAGACCCTATTGCTCTTACTAACTTCAATATTCAAGTCAGCGGTAAAAATCTTTTCCTCCAGCAACTTCAATATACATACGAGCAATTCGTAGAGCAACTTGTATCGTCTAATCAGTTGAACGGCAGTCTTACTACCTCTCTTGCCTCTGG